GTGAAATTAATGCAGACACTTGTAAGCGTGCCGGATTAGGCCCAAAAGCTACAGAGAATCTTATGTCTTGGCTCATGGATGAGTTCTACACTTTTTACGATGGGTATTTACCTTTCGATATGAAGTTTGCAGCAGTGCAAAAAGTAGAAAAGAAAGGAGTAGTTTGTATCAGTGGACGTTTGAAGAGTTTCAAAACGAAAGCCGATGCAACCGAAACTTTGTCAAGCCTGGGCTATGAAGTTAAGTCTAGTCTGACTAAAGACGTAACGATTCTTGTGAATGAAAGCGGTATTGAATCGTCAAAAACTAAACAAGCCAGTGCATCTGGTATAACTATCATCACGGATTTGAAATCCTTTTTGGAGAACTAAATATGGCACTTCCTAAGTGGACTGATGAGCGCACTGCTCAACTGACAGCTTTCGTTGGTGACGAGAGCCCTGTCTCCCAAGATACTGTTGCTCAAGCAGCAGATCAACTCGAAACTTCTACTCGTTCTGTCTCTAGCAAACTGCGAAAGATGGGTTACGAAGTAGAGTTGGCTTCTGCCCGATCTTCACGCGCTTTCAGCGCAGATCAAGAAGCTACTCTTGCTGCTTTTGTTTCTGACAACAGCGGTGAGTACACCTACGCTCAGATTGCTGAGCACTTTGAAGGCGGCGCTTTTTCCGCCAAGTCAATCCAAGGCAAGATTTTGTCTATGGAATTGACCGATCATGTCAAGCCTGCTCCTAAGGTTGAGACTGTTCGTACCTACTCTCCCGAAGAAGAGTCTAAGTTTATCTCTATGGTAAACGACGGTGCGTTTGTTGAAGCTATTGCAGAAGCTCTTGATCGCTCTGTAAACTCTGTACGTGGTAAGGCTCTCAGCCTTCTTCGTTCAGGCGAAATCGACGCTATTCCTCGTCAAGAGCACACCAAAGGTGGAGCCAAGGAAGATCCCCTGGCAGACCTCGGTGATGTGTCTGGAATGACTGTCGAAGAGATCGCAGAAGCAATCGGTAAGACTGCTCGCGGTGTCAAGACTATGCTGACTCGTCGTGGCATTTCTGCCGCTGACTATGACGGCGCTGCTAAAAAAGAAAAAGCTGCTAACTAAGTAGTATTTCTTTTGAGCAACCGTAGCGGGTGCGTTGCGGTTGCTTTTTTGTGTATTCGGGGAATTTAGTTGAATATTGCTTCAGCATTAATCAAACAGATTATTACGCTTCAGGATTCTGATACCTGGAGTTACCTGCGTAAGCATTATTTACCTACCGAATACCACACCATCTTTAGTATTATTGATGGACATTCCCAGAAGTATCATACTGTTCCTACATTTGAGGATTTAAAGTTTGAGATTCGGGACAGTGCTACGCAAGAAAAACTTCTTGCTATCGAGGCACTGGAAGTTGAAGCAGAGGCTTCTATGCTGCTTCAGTATCTCAAGAACGAGTATACTCAAAAAGAGATTCTCGCCTCTCTTGAGAAATATATTGACCATTCCATATCTTTTGAAGATGCGGAAGAGTCGGTATCTCATCTGCACCAGATTGTTCTAGACATAGAAGAAAAAGTAGAGCTAGAGCAGCCCCAGGAAAGTATGCAACGTATTTCCCTGTTCCCAGCAGAAGAGGAATTGGACAAGTACCTGCCCCTCGGTTTGAACACCGCGTTCGACGAAGAGTTCAAGTTTTCTCCCCGAGACTTGATTCTTGTCGGGGGTCGCCGCGGGGCAGGGAAATCCATTACGTGCTGTAACATTGCTAATACGGTTTACGAAAGTGGAAAGTCGGCAATCTATTTCACTATTGAGATGGATAGTCGAGAAATTCTACAAAGATGTTGTTCAATATCTACAGGCATTTCTCATGAGAGAATACGAAAGAGAAATCTCAGTATTCTGGAGTGGGAGAAAGTCGCGGCTTGGTGGGCAAGTCGTTTTGTAGATGGGCAAGATAAATTGATTGAGTATCAGGAGCATCGAGACTTCGATCGTCTACACTACGAACTCAAAACTAACTGTGAGCTTCTCCCGACTCAACAGTTAGATGTAGTCTACGATGCTTCTCTTACTTTGTCAAAGATTCGAGCCGAGCTTGATAAAAAGATAAAAAGCGCAATGAACGTTGGTGTAATTATTGTTGATTATATCAACCAAGTAAAACGTTCTAATCTTCCGTCACGCGCAGGTCAGTACGACTGGACTGAGCAGATAGAAGTAAGTAAAGCATTGAAATCAATGGCTCAAGAATATGAAGTACCAGTTTACAGCCCATATCAGATAGATGCCACCGGCGAAGCTCGCTTTGCAAAAGGTATTCTTGACGCGGCAGATGCAGCGTTTACAATTGATACGTGGAAAACAGAAGATGCGATTATGACATTTAACTGTACAAAAATGAGAAGTGGCAAGATGGGAACATTCACTTCTTTCATGGATTGGGAAACTTTGAAGATAGGGCCAGAGTCAGCACTTACACCAGACGAGAGGGAGGAAGAAGCCCACAAAACTGGTGAAGAAATAAACGACATCTAAAAATAATTCTTGACACTCCTGCTGATTTTTGGTATAATATATCTTCAATTGGCAGGAGTTTTTTTATGGGGATGATATATGGATCAATGGGCTACACTATCTCAGGCAGAAAGAAGAAAGTTACTCGAAGAAAAGCTAAAGTCTATGCGCGAGGGGTTCCCGAGAACTCTTCGCAGCCTTATCGACGAGAGACACCCAACTACCCAAGCTGTACCAGTACAGCTGGAGTTGCCGCTCGAGTGGAATCGCCACGTTACACAGGAACCCTTGTTAAAGGTATCGGAACCATGCATAAGTCCAATGCCGTACCTATTATAGATGAACAACAAATGAAAGAACTAGCGAGTATGAGACGATGAAAACTATTGGATTTTGGATATACGACACCTACAACTTCTTTTTTAACTTGAAGTATAATCCTTTGCGCCATATTCCAAATGCTTTTACTCAGTATATACTGATGTTCTACTTATCAGTAATGTGGACAGTAGTATTCACTCTTGCAATGGGACACAGTATTTACTTTGGTATTGGAAGTGTCGGAGGGCATTTGCTTATTATTAGTGCATTTTTTATTACTGCACTCACCTTTGAAGATGCAGAAAAGAATGGACACTTGTGGGCGAAGCGTACTCAGCTGCCTGAAGTTAAAAATCGACGATGTGTGTGGGATTTAGAGAAGGAAGGATGATAGTAAATTGTGATATTCATATACCAGATAAAGTTTTACGTAAGCATATTCGGTATATGAAGAAAAAGAACTTACAATCTACAACTTTTGACTACAAAAACCAGCCTGTTTATATTTATATTGAGAAACAAGAATGTTAAAAAAGACGGTGCATCGCACAATATTACACCTAGAAAAAGGTTTACTACTATTTATAGTTGCAGGAACTGTTTGGGCTGCTGGATTTGATATTATACATATGTTCAATACCCAGGGTCGTATGGAGTTGGCAGATTTATTTCTACTCTTTATATACGCAGAAATTCTTGGAATGGTCGGAGCATTTTATAACGATCATAGAATACCAGTAACATTACCAATTATTATTGCAATTACAGCACTGACAAGAATGATAGTGCTAACAACAAAAGGTACTCAACCAGAGTTTATTCTCTATGAAACGGCTGGTATATTTATACTTGCTGTAAGTGCTTTTATACTTAGTGCAAAAGACAAACTAAGTTTAGCAAAATTAAGGCTAGACCAAGGAGACAGAGATGGCACTCGCACCTAGAGTGGAAATTAAAGTCGGCCCCTACTTTGATATTCTTGAAGTAGCAATGGCAGAGCAAAATATTGAGCTGGCTGAAACAATGTTAGCTCGTATATCTACGTACTTTCATCTGTTAGATGACGAACATATTGACTACTATCATGGCTGTCGGTCTGCAATTGAAGAAAATACGGTTCATCACTTTGCAAAAGAAGATGACTATGATGAGCCTACTGAGTATGATGAATGGCAATCTTTTGACTCGGACTGTTAGTGAACGTAGAAGAATTATTACAATCTAAGCAAGTACATTATATTCCCAAAGGAAAGGATTATGTAGTATCCTGTCTTAGTCCGGAGCATGATGACAGCAACCCCAGTATGCGAGTAGATCAAATTACTGGTATTTTTCATTGTTTCTCTTGTGGATACAAGGGAAATTTGTTTGTGCATTTTGGAGAAAGGGCAAGTTTTCTACACTTACGCAGGGAACTTGTCAAGAAGAAAATACGTGAAAAGAGAGCTGAAAGTGTGGGCTTGCCCTTTCCCTCAAGTGCATTACCTTACGTTGGTAACTGGAGAGGTATTAAACCAGAGACCTACCGTAAGTTTGAAGCGTTTCAAGACCATGAAGCTTTTATAGGTCGAGTAGTCTTTCCAATTCGTGACATATCTGGAAAGATTGTAGCATTTAATGCTCGACACATGACTGGAGGTACGCCAAAGTATTTGATTAGCCCTCCTGGGGCACGAATGCCTCTGTATCCTTCGAAAGTAACCCCGATACAGGGCAGTGTTATTCTCGTAGAAGGAATCTACGATATGATAAATCTGCACGATAAAGGATTAACAAATGCAGTTTGCTGTTTCGGTACAAGGAATATTAACGAAGATAAGTTATCTATTCTTCGATTACAAGGAGTTGAGCGAGCTATAATATTTTTTGACGGAGATGATGCGGGTCAAAATGCCGCAATAAAAGTTCGAGAAATGTGTGAAAAAGTAGATTTGCTAACTGCAAATGTAAACATACCCGACACAGATCCAGGTGGACTAACAGAAGGACAAGTAGGTAAATTAAGAAAGAAACTTTACGCATAGGAGTATGCATATGACGAGCCCAAGGGTCGCTCTAATAGAGACCAAACCAAGTAGAACAGATTTTAGCTATGAATTCGGTGGAGCTTTTGATTTTGATCAGTTTCAATTATGTTCTGATCCTACGATCAAAAAAGTACTGAAAAGAGATTGTGACATACAAATTGATACTAATTTGTATGATTGGATTATTCTTGTAGGGTCAGATGCCCTCAAGTATTTTACCAAGATTAACTCTGTAACAGAGTACTCCGGCAAGAAGGTTGAAGGTAAGTTCTTGCCAGTTATTAATCCTGCTATGCTTGCGTTCAAACCTGAAGCAAGAAATACGTGGGAATCCTCAAAGGATAATATCATTTCCTATATTAGAGGGGAAATCGAAGAGGTTATTATAGATGATAGCATTGCATTCGGTATTCAAGACACAGAACAAGCAAATCAGTTCATTAAAGATGCGATTAAGCACCCGTGTAAGTATATTGCTCTCGACTCCGAGACCACAGGACTTTATCCACGTAACGGCCATATGCTTGGCCTCTCTCTTTCATACGATGGGCTAAAAGGCGCTTATATTGATACTGATTGCTTTGATGAAGATACAGAGCAGTTACTGCAGCAGTTATTTGACAACAAAACTGTAGTGTTTCATAATGCTAAATTTGATATGGCATTCTTTGAGTATCATTTTAACTTTAAGTTCCCTAGCTTCGAAGACACCATGCTTCTTCATTATCTGATTGACGAGAACCCTGGAGGACATGGACTAA